GATGTCGGCTACCAGATACGCGATGATGATGCGCCGCATGGCCAAAACACAGGAAGAGGCCGAGGCCCGTATTCGGATCAACCGCCTACCCAACGCCCCCGCTTTTGGGGTTTTTGACGAAGTCGCAGGATACTGACATGCCAGCCATTCCCATGACCCCGGCAATCGATCTTGGCGCGTACAGCCAAGGCAAGACGGCCAAGCCAAGCAAGATGACGATGGGCACGTCAGTAACCGAGATGGAGCAGCCGCTTCCGGTCGGTCCTAAAGTACAAGCCCTGGGCGTGCAGCAAGCTGGCGTCCAGGTCCCGACAGGCGCTTTGGGTCAGGGCGTGGCCCGGCCACCAATCGCAGGCCAATCAGCACCAACGGGTGGCTTGATTGGCAATCAGATGATGAGGAACTCACGATGATGCAAGACACCCCGGTCGAAGAAGACCAGCAAGCCGCCAAGGAGCGCCTGGAGGAGAAGCTGCAAACCTTCGGCACCAACATGGCCCATCAGCGCGATGAGTGGATTCGCTCGCGCTACAGCTACGGCGTGGACAAGCGGTGGCTCGAAGACGAAGACCAGTACAACGCCAAGGACAACATCAACAAGGCCGCCAGCCAGATGATGACCAGCGTGGAGCAGGGCTACCCTGTCACCACACAGCAGGCCAAGCCTCACCGGTCAACCGTCTACATCGGCCTGACACGTCAGAAGTCCAACGCGGCAGAGGCCCGCCTTGCCGACATCCTGCTGCCCACAGACGACCGCAATTGGGGTATCCAGCCCACGCCCAAGCCCGAGCTGATGACCATGGCGCGTGATGGGCAAATGGCGGGTGACAAGAACACAGGCGAGCCGCTCACTCACCCAGACAGCGGCGAGCCGCTGCGCATGAAGGACATTGCCCGGGCGGCCATGGATGTGGCGCGCAAGAAGGCCGATGCCATGCAGTTGGAGATCGACGACCAGCTCACCGAGTGTGACTACAACGCCGAAGTGCGCAAGGTGATTCACAACTCAGCGGTGATGGGCACAGGCGTAATCAAAGGCCCTATCGTCACCAACCGCACACGCAAAGCCTGGCAACCGTACAAGGACATGGACGGCAACCAGATTCATACCCTGGAGATCGTCGAAGAGATCAAGCCTGCGTCGTTCAGCATAGACCCGCGCAACGTCTGGCCTGATCCAGGTTGCGGCGACAGCATCCACAACGGCAAGGGCATCTACGAGCGTGAGCAGCTTACTGCTCGCCAGGTGCGTGAGCTGGCCAAGCAGCCAGGCTTTATGAAGGACCAGCTCCGCAAGGTGCTGGAAGAAGGGCCGAAGAAGTCGGCCACCTTCCAGGAGCTGAAGGACGAAGACCAACGCGACATCGCACGCGACGTCTACGAGATGTGGACCTACTGGGGCGAAGTTGAGCACGAAGACCTGGAAGCCACTGGCGTCAACATTGGCGAAAAGGACGAGCTGCGCAGCATCAGCGCATGCGTCGTGATGATCAACAGCACCGTGGTGAAGGCATTCCTGAATCCATTGGAAGGCGGCGACCTGCCTTATGACTTCTTCGTCTGGGAGAAGGTGGCAGGTAGCGTATGGGGCTACGGTGTGCCATACCTCATGCGCGCGCAGCAACGCGTGCTGAATGCGGCATGGCGTCAGATGATGGACAACTCGGGCGTGACCAGCGGCCCGCAGATCATCGTCAAGGCTGGCACGATCCAGCCAGCAGACAAGCAGTGGCAGCTCAGTGCCCGCAAAATTTGGTACGCCACCGACGACGTGGACGACGTGCGCAAAGCCTTCACGGCTGTCGAGTTCAACAGCCACCAAGCCGAGCTGGCCAACATCATCAAGATGGCGATGGAGCTGGCCGACCAGGAGACCGGCGTGCCCGCAATCACCCAGGGCGAAAAGGGCGCAGCGCCTGACACCGTGGGCGGCATGCAGATGCTGATGAACAGCGCCAACGTGGTCCTTCGCCGCCTGGTCAAGCAGTTTGACGACATGATCACCAAGCCGCACATCCGTCGTTACTACGACTACAACATGATGTACAGCGATGACGAGGAGATTAAGGGCGATTTCAGCATCGACGCACGTGGCTCCAGCGCGCTGCTGGTGCGCGACATCCAAAACCAGTCGTTCCTAAACTTGCTTGCCGCTGCGGCCAACCCGACTTTCGGCGTGTACATCGACACGCAGAAGCTGTTTGAGAAGGCGCTGCAAGCTCAGCACATTGACCCCAAGGACGTGTTCAAGCCAGAAGACGAATTGGAAAAACTCAAAGAGCAGATGGCCAATCCGCAGCAACAGCAGGCACCCGATCCGCGTGTCCAGGCTGCACAGATTCGCGCGCAGACAGATATGGAAAGAGCCAAGGCGCAAAACGCGGGCGACATGGCTGAAATTCAATTGCGCCAGTCAATCATGCAGCAAGACGCCCAACTCAAAATGGCCGAGCTGCAAATGACGCGCGAGATCGAAATGCTGAAGATGTCGAACAGCCAGAACATCAGCCTGGAAGAGATCAAAGCAAAGCTGGCCGATACGGCTATCCGCGAACGCAGCAAGAAGGAAATTTATGCTGCCGAGCAAAACCTTAAACTCCGTACCGGCTCCGGTATCTAACCAAAGGAAATCACCATGGCTAATACAACTGACACCTACTTTGACACACTAAGCCGCACACCTGAAATGCAAAGAGGCATGTTGGGCGGCGCTTATGCTGACATGTCACCTCGTTTCCGTGACGTGGTTGGCCGTCAAAAAATGAGTCGTCACCAGAACATCTACGACGCTGACTTTGAGTACGGCAAGCAGCCTCTTCGTTGGGAAGAGTTCACCACCACTGGCGGCACGATCACCCACATGCCTGGTTTGGGCGGCGTAAAGATGAGCGTGACCAGCGCATCAGGCGCAATCACAATTCGCCAGTCTCGCCCATATCACCGCTACCAGCCCGGCAAAACAATGTTCATGGCCACAGCTTTGAACTTTGGTGTAGCCAACCTTAACCAGGTGCAACGCGTTGGTTTTATGGATGACAGCAATGGGGTACTCTTCCAACAAGACCCTCCGACAACGACCAATCCTTACGGCATGTACGTTGTTGTTCGTTCTGATACGTCCGGCGTAGTAACCGACACGCGTATTGGCATAGAGTCTTGGAATGGCAATCCTCAAGCCATTGCATCAATTGATTGGACCCGCATTCAAATGGTTTGGATTGAGTATGCTTGGTACGGTGCAGGTGCCACGCGTTGGGGCGTGTTTATCGACGGTGAGCCGTACATCTTGCACCAGATTGGTTTTGGCAATCGTGCCAGCCAAACAAGCCCATGGGCACGTACCGGCAACTTGCCTGTTCGCTATGAACAACGCAACACCGGCGCATCGACTGCCAATGACATGTACCACTACGGCGTGTCGGTGTTGGTCGAAGGCGGCATTGATGAACAACGCGGCTTTACCTATTCTTATGGCATGGCCCCGGCCAGCCCTCGCCGCGCGGTTTCTGCTGCATCTACGCGCTATCCAGTGCTGTCTATCCGCCCTCGCGTGATGGGCCTCAGCGAGTACACGCAAGCGAGTTCCGCTATCACGGCTGGCACGACCACCACATTGACTGCAACTGGCACGCCTTGGACTGTCAACCAATGGCAAGGCCGCATGTTGCATTTACCCAGCTTGAACTTGGTTGCCCGCATTACCAGCAACACCACCAGCGTGTTGACGTTTGAAAACATTGTCACCGGGTTAGCTTTGGCTTCTGCCCCCACTGCCGGTATCAACTACACCATTGGTTTAATTGACCGTGGCCAGTTGTTGCCCAAGCGTTTGATGCTTTCGTCTGACGCTTTGTGCGTGGTCGAGTTAATTGCCAGCACGCCCACATCGCCGGTGGCCCTCACTGGAGCCAGTTTTGTTGGCCTTGCCAGCTTAGGATCGCCTAACTCATTTGCCGAACGCGACATCAGCGCAACGGCCTTGAGTGGCGGCGAAGTAGTGTTTGCGTTCACGGCTCCCGCCGGGGGCTCGGGTTTGCAAGATATTGACTTGTCCTACTTTTTCCCGATTCTGAACACAATCCAGGGTGCCACTCCCGACGTGTTGACCGTGGCTATTACCACTCAGTCAGGCACAGCGGCCAACGTGGGTGCCCATTTGATTTGCCAAGAGGCAATGTCTTAAGCGGGCAGTAGCGGGCAGTACAACATGGCTTTAGTAAATGCAACCATCAGCCGCGACACGCATCCCAGTGCGTTGTTTGTTACTTGGTCCCTAACCAATGCCGACACCGGCACAGCGTTTTTGCTGCCCGCCGCTGGCGACATGACATGCCATACCTTTGGCACTTTTGGCGGGGCCACCGTTACCTGGCAAGGATCGAGTGACGGGACCAACTGGCACCCCATGACGCAGAAGGGCGGCACTGCCAACATGGCCTACACCACCACGGCCAACCATTCACCCAACGAGATGCCGCCCTTCGTCCGCGTTATCTCGGCAGGCGGCACCGGCACGACCATCACGGCGACCCTTACCTACTACCCGCGCTACATCAAAAACCCGTATTAAGCGGGCAGTAGCGAGCAGTACAACATGTTGCAAGAAAACCCCTTCAGCCCTATACTATGGGCAGGGGCCTTGCGCCCAAAAAATACATAGCCAGGCAATGACCTGGCTTTTTTGATGGCATGAACGATTTCACTTCTGCAACCTGGCACCAACTACGCAAATGGGCTGAAACAGAGCTTGCGCGTGCGCGTGTCAAAAATGACGCTGTCGGTCTTTCTCTCACCGACACGGCGGCATTGCGGGGCGAAATCAAAATGCTCAAACGATTTCTCGACTTGCCGAATGAGGCAACTCGGGGTGTGGTGGCCGAGCCGGACGAATAGTCCCGCTTAGCCGTGTGAGTAGGCCACCGAAAGGTGGCTTTTTTATTGGAGAGCACTGTGGAAGAAAACGAACTGTCTCAGGAAGAGGCGCAAAAACTTTGGAACGAGGAAGCTCAAAAGCTCGATGCCGGTGATCAGTCACCCGCGTTTGAGTCTCAAGCATCTGCGCCGGAAACCCCGCCGCAGGAAACCCTGGAACCAGAGGCTGCATCACCCCAAGAACAGGCCGTTGATCCACTAGCTGGACTCCCGGAGGAAGTGAAACTTGCCCTTGGCAAGATCACCCACCTGGAACAGCAAAATGCTCAATTGCTGCACCACGTAAAGACTGCCGAGGGTCGCGTGGCTGCGATGCAGCGTGAGTTCCAGCAAGGACGCCAAGCAGCGACTTCGGTCGATGCCGCGCCTAGTCAGGGACAAATGGCTGCCGCCGCCAAGAACCCCGAGAAGTGGGAGCAGCTCAAGCAAGATTTTCCCGAGTGGGCGGGAGCGATGGAAGAATACGTTGGCTCAAAGCTCAACGGTATGCAAAGCGGCGTACAAGCGATGCAAGTCGTGGACTACGTGCAGCAACAGCTTGCCGCAGAGCGCGAAATGATGAAGACTGCTATCGAAGAAGCCCGAGTCGAAGGCCGGTACGAAAACTGGCGCGATACCGTAAACACACCGGAATTCGCGCAATGGTTTGCGATCCAGCCTAACGAGGTGAAAGCCTTGGCCGACAGCTCGGCTGCCAGGGACGCGATCAAGATGCTGGACATGTTCCACAGCTTGAAAGCAAAACCGGCAACGGAGATCAAGCAAGAGCGCGGAGCACGTCTCGCTGCGGCTGCGACGACTCGACCCGGACAGACACCGCCGCCCAAAACCATGGACGACATGTCGCCGGAGGAACTTTGGAACTACGAGGCCAAGAAGCGCGAGGAACAACTCGCAAAACGCGGCTACTAACCCTCTCTTTTTGTAAGGAATCAAAATGGCTATTCAAAATTACGGCACAGTCGCATCGCGGAATTTGATCCGTGCTGCGCAAGGCATGCTTGAGCACGCCCAGCCCATCACCGTCCTTGGCGACTTTGGTACTCAGCGCGAGATGCCGCAGAATTCGACTGACACCCTGGTGTTTCGTCGTACGCTGCCCTTCGGCGCAAGCACCGCAGGAACCACGATTGAAAACAGCTCACGCTATGTGGGTACACCGGACATCACCGCATCCAACTTCGTGTTGGCTGAAGGTGTGACTCCTAACTCCAACACCATCTCCTTCCAGGACGTGTCCGTTCAGCTCCAGCAGTACGGTGTGTTGTTCAAGTACAGCTCGAAAACCGAGCAACTGTACGAAGACGACATCCCCGGCGAAATGGTTAAGCTGACCGGCGAGACCCTGGCCGAGGTGATGGAGCTGGTGCGCTACGGCGTGCTGAAGGCCGGTTCGACTGTGATCTACGCAAACGGCTCCAGCCGCTCTGCTGTGAACACCGCGATCAGCCTGAACGCAATCCGCAAAGCAGCACGTACCCTGGAATCCAACCGCTGCCGCCGTGTCACCAGCCGCTTGGCTCCTGGCGTGAATTTCGGTACCCGCGCAGTGCAGCCTGCCTATGTGGTTTTCTGCCACACTGACGCAGTGTCTGATGTGCGTAACCTGCCCGGCTTTACCCGGGTGGAAGAGTACGGCAGCTTCAAGCCAATCCACGACCGTGAGATCGGCGCTTGCGAAGACTTCCGCTTCGTCAGCTCCCCTCTGCTGAAGTCGTTCCTGGCTGCTGGCGCATCGGTCGGCTCGTCCGGCATGCTGTCCATCGGCGCATCCAACGTGGACGTGTACCCCTTCATCGTTATCGGTGAAGACGCATGGGGCCAGGTTGCGCTCAAGGGCATGTCTGCCATCAAGCCTGTGGTGTTGAAAGCATCGCAGACCAACCACGCTAACCCGCTGGGCCAATTCGGCTACGTGGGCGCTTCGACATGGTTTGCCACCGTGCGTCTGAACGACGCCTGGATGGCCCGCATCGAATCCGGTGTGACCGCTCTGTAATGACCAGGGGCCAGGGTGACCTGGCCCCGTCTTAACCAAAGGAAATCATCATGGCCGCTGAATCGTTGAAACAACGACTCCCACACATCCCTGACCGTCTTACCGAGCAAGAGCTTTCAGCAATCCTGAAAGCTCTGGTCGATGGCGTGCAAGGAATTGCAGCTCAATTGGACGCAGATACCGGTGTCGCTGATACCACGTACCTTGCAAACTTCTCCACCTATATCATTGACTAAGGAACCACACCATGTCTTACAACATCGAACAAGCCAATAGTGGCTATCTCTCGCTCACCTCGGCTGGCTTGGCTGGCGGTACAACCACTGGCACTTTCAAAACTGCCAACACGTTGACCTTCACCAACAACGGCGTTTTCAAATCCAAGTCGGCTACCGACAACTTGGCTTTCAGCTCTGGCCATACCGCCTTGGCTGCGAACCAGGCTTGCCTGTTTGCTGTGTGGATTGACACCAGCGGTAACGTGACGACCACCCAAGGTCCGATCCAAACCTCCGGCGATCCTTGCCCTGTGCCTACCCAGTCCGCTGCAAACGTGACTTTGGTCGGTCTGATCAAGGTTGTGACCACCGCTGTGTTCACCCCCGGCACGACTGCTTTGGGTACTGGCAACACTGCCACCTACCTGAACTGCATGGATATGCCTGGCTCCGCCCAGTAAGTTGCCATCTCTCTTCTTTGAAGAGCTTTATGCAGACCACCTTCGGGTGGTCTGCTTTTTGGCAAAACCTTTTTTCAACCCCTGGAGTAAATGATGGCAACAAAACAAAAAATCCAAGGCATCGAGATCAGCGACGATGCACCTGAAATTGAAACCGTATCCGAGTCGAAAGACTTCTCGGCTCTTGCTGCAAGTGAAGCGTTTATGAATGAGCTGGTCACCGTCATGGTCCATTCGACCACAGATGAAAACCAACCTCCCCAAGTCATCGTCAGTTGCAACGGCATGAACCAGCCGATCTTTCGCGGCTTCCCCACCACGATCAAACGCAAGTACGTTGAAATCCTGGCGCGCATGAAAGAAACCAAGTACACCCAGGTGACTCGCAATCCAGCAGCTCCTGACCAGATCGACATGGTGGCTCGTCACGGGCTGTCATATCCGTTTGACTTGGTCGAGGACAAGAACCCACGCGGGCGCGCCTGGCTGAACAACGTCCTGGCAGAACCAGCGTAAACAAAAATGAATTTGCTTCAGCTCGTCAACCAAGCGCGCGTTGAGTGCGGTGTGTCAGGGCCTGCCCTGACTACCGCGCAAAACCAAACAGGCGAATCCGGTCGGATGGTCGCCTGGGTTGTGCAAGCCTGGACCGACATTCAAACAAGCAAGGAAGACTGGCTCTGGATGCGCCAGTCTTTTGATTTCAACACCACGGCCAACGTCTGGCAGTATTCGGCTTCCACCGCTGGCCTTACCGATTTCGGCAACTGGAAGCGCGACAGTTTCCGCTGCTCCACATACGGCCAGGATTTCAAAGACGAACAGCTCCTGAATTACATGGAGTGGACCACGTTTCGCAACCTGTACCGTTACGCCAACATGCGCAACACCAAGGCGCGTCCGGTGGTTGTGTCCATCATGCCAAACAAAGACCTGGCATTTGGCTCCATCCCGGACAACGTCTATGTTATCGACGGCGAATACTACACACAGCCTGTCACTCTATCTGCTGATGCAGATACCCCTCTTCTCCCCGCCCGTTTTCAGATGGCTATCGTGTATCGGGCGATGATGTACTACGCAGGATATGAGTCTGCGCCCGAAGTGATGTCGCGCGGCGAGTTTGAATACCGCCGTCTGTACATGCGAATGGAGATAGACCAGCTTCCGACCCTGATCAGTGGCCCACCTTTAGCGTAAGGATCGACATGGCCACCGGCATGCCCCCAGTCAAATACCAGCTCATCACGCTGCAAGGCGGGCTGGACCTGGTGACGCCGACTCTTTCCCTGCCCCCTGGCGTGGCCAAAGACGCCAACAACTTTGAGGTGTCGATTACTGGCGGGTACTCACGCATACCTGGCTACGAACGCTTTGATGGTCGCCCTAACCCATCTGATGCTACTTATTCCAGTATGACCGTGGCCAGCGTTTCCGGCCTTACGGTGGGTGGCACTATCACCAATGCAACCAGTTCGGTGTCAGGCGTGGTCATCGTAATTGATGGCCTGTCGGTCTTCTACACCAAAGTGGTTGGCGGCGGTTTTGTTCTGGGCGACACCGTCTACGTCGGTTCGTCACCCGTCACGACCGTCACTGCTTTTGGCGCAACCGCATCGGTCAGCAATTCCCAACTGGCCCACTACACCTACCTGGCTGCCCAGCAGTATCGTTCCGACATTCAGGCCGTTCCAGGTAGCGGCCCAATCCGTGGCATTGTCTATTTGCACGCGGCGGACGTGTACGCCTGGCGCAACAACGCCGCAGGCACGGCTATGGCGATCTACAAGTCTTCAGCCAGCGGATGGACCCTGGTGCCCCTGGGCTACGAAATGGCGTTTAACACCGGCACAGTAGAGCTGATTGATGGCAACACCATCACGGGCCAATCAAGCGGCGCTACAGGCGTCATTACCAGGGTTGCTGTCAGCTCCGGTACTTGGACTGCCGGGACCGCAGCAGGCTATTTGAATTTTGCTTCCGTCACTGGAACATTTACGGCTGGTGAAAATTTACGCATCGGGGCCACAACCTACGCCAAAGCAGTCGCCGCGCAGTCGGCAATTACGCTAAACCCCAACGGTAGGGTCGAATGCGTGATTGACGACTTTGGTGGCGGCAGCAAAATCTATGGCGCAGACGGAGTCAACTACGGGTTTGAATTTGACGGAAC